AAATATTGGCAAGACCGTAGACTTGCGATTTCAACTGATGGGACTGCACCCACATATGGATTTGAGTTATTCAGATTTAACGCTGATCCTGCCACAGGTGCTGGAACAACTGTATTTGGTGGAACTAACAACCTAAATATAGATACTAATTTCGGAACCTCTTTGCAGCCTGGTCTTTCTACCTCAATAAATAGTAGGACTGTCAATTTAGGGATGAGTTTTGTGAAAGGTGTTGCAAATCCCGAAGTTGAAAAATATAGCGGTGATATCATTTACGTTGATAACAGAGCTGCTGTTACTCGTAGTTCTCAGCAAAAAGAAGACATCAAGATCGTACTGGAATTTTAAAAAATCATGCCACAGGAAACCAATCTTAACGTCAGCCCATACTTTGACGATTTTGATAAAAATAAAAATTTTCATAGAGTTCTTTTTAAGCCAGGAGCTCCAGTTCAGGCTCGAGAGTTAAGTACTCTACAATCAATTTTACAAAATCAAGTTGAACAATTTGGAACTCATTTTTTCAAAGAAGGTTCAAAGGTCATACCAGGCAACTTAAATTACAATAATCATTATACATGCGTTCAGATTGAGGATACATTTCTTGGTATTCCAGTATCTATATACTCATCTCAATTAGTTGGATTAAAGATAACAGGTTCAAGATCAGGTGTAACTGCATCAGTTGTCAATATTTTATCAAAGGAGGATTCTCAAAGAGGTAATTTAACTCTCTACATTAAATATCGGGAATCTGGTAACGATTTTGGTAGTGAAAGATTTCAAGATGGGGAAAGTCTATTTGCAAATAAAGATATAATTTTTGGTGCGAGTGTTATTGCTGCGAATGAACCATTTGCAAATACTTTGCCTGTTGCTGCGGCTGCAACTGGATCTGCAATGTCAATTGGAGAAGGTGTCTATTTTATTCGAGGAAATTTTGTTCAGGTTAATAATCAAACATTAATTCTTAATCAATATGGTGATCGTCCAACATATCGTATCGGACTTGAAGTTCAAGAAGATTTTGTTACTGCTGATGAAGATGAATCATTAAATGATAATGCATCAGGATTTACAAATTTTGCAGCACCTGGCGCAGATCGTTTTAGAATTTCAGTTAGTTTAGCTAAAAAAACAATTAGAGATACAAATGATCAAAATTTTATAGAAATTTCTAGAGTTATAAACGGTGAATTGCAGTCATTTGCAGAGGAGACTCAATATAATTTAATTAATGATGCTTTAGCTCAAAGAACATTTGATGAATCTGGAGATTATTATATTAGACCTTTTGAAGTATTTGCAAAAGAATCATTAAACGATCAAGTCGGAAATAAAGGAGTTTATTCAACAGGACAAAAAACTTCTCAAGGCAATACACCTTCAGAATCATTACTTACATTTCAAGTTTCACCTGGCACGGCATATGTGAAAGGATATAAAATTGATAGAATCGCAAGTACTTTTATTGATGTCGCAAAACCAAGAAAAACAAAAACAATAGCACAAGAGGCTGTAACTTACAGAACAGGAGATCCTCTGTTTGTAAACAATATTTTTGGTTCACCTAGTTTAGGAATTGGAACCACTGCAACTGTAGCATTACTTGACAAAAGAAGAGGTGGTAGTGGTGCTGAGATTGGACTCGCAAGACTATATGACTTTAAAGCACAATCTGGAAGTTTTGTAGACGCTAGTACTCAATTTGAAACTCGTTTATTTGATGTCAAAACATTTACAAATGTTAAAGTTGGAACTGCGATTACTTCTGTGACACTTGGAACTCATATTCAAGGTGTGAGAAGTGGTGCATCAGGATTTGTTAGATCTTCTGGTACAAATGTCACAGATTTAAGTTTAATTGATGTGAATGGTGTATTTTTAAAAGATGAATCAATATTAATTAACGGTGTTCAAAATGGAAGAGTTCTTACTAAGGTTGAAAGCTTTACGTTTAATGATGTCAAATCTTTGAAGAGTGCAGTTGGTGTTTCTACCTTTGAAGCCGATCTTTTACTTAATAATTCAGTAAGACTTAGTAATCTTGCAGCTGGAAACTTCAGATTAAGTAATACAGCTGGAAATGCTGGAATTATTACCGCAAGTGGACAAAATTTTGCTGGTATCATTACATCAAATAATATTATAAGTTACACTGTTCCTGGCGAAACACTTCCCAGATTTAATAGAATTACAGGAGTTTCTACTAATGGAGATGCAATCAATGTTGTTGGTGTTGCATCTGTTTCTAATATATGTAATGGTGGAGTATCTGATGGTTTAATTCCAGGCTCAATCGATGTAAATGATCTTGTTCTTCGATCACCTTCATTTAGAGTTGGTTCAAATAGTTTAGTAACACCTGTAAGTCGTAGAAATATTAATACTCTTGATGTTACTAATACGACAGTTTTATTAAGAAAACAATTTAGTGATATTACAGTTGCAAATAACCAATTTACATCTCCCGATGCTGGTAAAGATTTATTCTTCCAACCATTTGATGAAGAAAGATATTTTATATCATATGATGATGGATCAGTTGAACCATTAAAATCAAGTCAAGTTGAAATTGCTGCTGATAAAAAAACGGTTACATTTGTAGGATTAAGTAAAGCTACAGGAAAAGCAAATTTATTTGCAACTGTTCTTAAATCAAAAGTTGTAAATAAACAAAAAAAATTACAAAATTCTAACGTATTAATTGTTAGTGGGTCATCTCTAGCTTCCTCTGGTATCGGAACGAATACATTAAATGATGGTTTAACAACAAATAGTGTATTTGGAACAAGAGTTCAAGATAGTAAAATTTCTCTAAATGTTCCAGATGCTTGTGAGTTAGTTGCAGTTATTGAATCAAATGATGCTGGAGATCCAGATTTACCTACTGTAACTTTAACTTCTTATAATGGCCCTAGTGGAGATAATTCCGATTTAGTAATCGGAGAAAAAATTACTGGTTTAGAAAGTAAAGCAGTTGGATTAGTTGTTGAAAAACCAGATACAACAACTGTAGGAATTGTTCCTTTAAATCAAAATACTTTTAGTATTGACGAAACAATTGAAACTGAAAGATCGAGAATAACTGCTATAGTGACTCAAACAACTGAGGGTGATCGTAATATTACAAATCAATTCTCATTAACTCCGAATATTAAACCAACTTATTATGATTTTTCATACATTCAAAGAAAGAAAACTTTTGAAGCTCCAACAAATAGACTAAAAATAGTATTTAAAAACTTTTTTGTAACATCAGATGATGTAGGTGATTTTTTCACTGCATCTAGCTATCCAACTAATTCTCAAAGATTAGTGCCAACTGATAGATCATTCGGTGTTCCAACAAGTGACTTAATTGATATTCGTCCTAGAGTTGCTGAATATGATACATCATCAACTATATCTCCATTTGATTTTAGGTCTAGAACATTTGCGTCACAAGAAAATAATATTCCAGATCCTTTCGTTCCTGACGAAAATTTAATTGTAACTTATGATTACTTTTTACCTAGAAAAGATAAATTATTTCTTACTAAAAACGGTGAGTTTGCTTATACTATAGGAGTTCCAGCTGATGATCCAAAACCACCAAGACCTGTTAATGATGCGATAGAAGTTGCTACTGTTTCGTTGCCCGCATTTACAAAAGATGTTAGTAAAATTAAAATTGTAAGAACGAAACATAAACGTTTTACAATGTCAGATATTGGAAGATTGGAGAAAAGACTTGAACAGGTTGAATATTATACTGCACTTTCTCTTCTTGAACAGGACACATCAAATTTACAAATTACAGACGCAAACGGTTTAAATCGATTTAAATCTGGATTCTTTGTAGATAATTTCAAGAAACATGAAGCTCATCAAATCGGACATCCTGATTTTTCTGCAAGTATAGATGCAACAAATGGATACTTAAGGCCAGGTCATTATACAACTTGTTTAGATTTAGTTGTTGGTTCAAGGTCGTTTATTGGAGTTGGCCAAGCTGCAAATCCATCATTAGATCTTAATTTTGTAACTGATATTGATGGTTCAAACGTTAGAAAAACAGGTAGACTTTTAACTTTAGATTATACAGAGGAAATATTTGTAGAACAGATTTATGCATCAAGAACTGAAAATGTTCAACCTTATCTAATTGTATTTTATCAAGGTAATATTAAATTAAGTCCAGACTCAGACACTTGGACGGATACAAAAAGACTTAGTGCAAATATAATTAATGAAACTGGAGCGTATGATGCTGCAGTTTCTGATTTGGGAATTGATGTTCAAACTGGATTTAGTGAAGTTGACTGGGGTGGATGGCAAACAGATTTCGTTGGTGAAACAGTTAAAGATACATTCACTGAATCAAATCAAAATAATTTAGGTACGTTAAGTATTGCAGAAGCTAATAGTATAGCTACACAGCAAAATTTAACAAATACTATTCCTCAACAAGGTGCTAATTTTTCAGGAGATGATCTTGTCAGTGACGCCGCAATTATTACTAACACAACATTCCAAGATATTGAAGTAGGAACACATTCTTCAAGACAGGGTGTTCAATATAATGTTAAACCAGTAGTTACATCAACATCATTAGGAGATAAAATTGTAAGTCGTGATGTTATTCCTTTCATGAGATCTAGGAATATTGAAATTGTGACTAGTCGCATGAAACCTAAGACACGTTTTTATGCGTTTTTTGACAATATTGATGTCACATTATTCACAACACCTAAATTACTTGAAGTCAGTATGACCTCAGGCGTATTTACCACTGGTGAAACTGTTAGATCAAGTGATAATACGTTTGTATTCAGACTTGCATCATCTAATCATAAAGAAGGGCCATACGATTCACCAACAAAAACATTAACATTAAATCCTTATAATCCTCAATCTGGAATTCCAGCATCTTACTCCACATCTACAACTTTTTTAAACGTTGATACCTTTAGTCTTGCAACTCAAGTTCAAGGCTCTTTCTTTGGACATGTTAAAAAGAATATGAAATTGATAGGACAATCAAGTGGGGCAGAAGCAACAGTTACAGATGTTAGATTGGTCACTGATGCTATTGGAACATTAACTGCTTGTTTCAACATACCAGATCCAAACACTGATGCAAATCCTAGATTTGAAACTGGTACAAAAACGGTTAGATTAACTACAAGTTCAACAAACTCAGTTCAGGGCCCAGATGTTACGGGAGCGGCTGAAACTAATTTTGCAGCTGCTGGTTCAGTGGAAACACAACAAGAAACTATTTTAAGCACCAAAGTTCCACAAATTGAAAGAATAAGCACTGAAGAAAAAAGAGTTATTAACAATAGAATTACACGACAAGTTTCTACTAACCAAGCACTTTCAGGTGTCAGAAACGTAGTTGAAACAAGAACTCAAATAGAAGAGGTTGAGGTAGAGGTAGAGGTGATTAGAGAGGTAGAGGTAGAAGTTGAAGTTGAAAAAATCGTTGAAAAAGAAGTTGAAGTTGAAAGAATTGTTGAAGTTCCAGCAGAACCAATAATTCAATTTGTAGATAGACCTGTAATAGAATTTGTAGATAGAGTAGAAATCCAAGAAGTTGAGGTTGAAAGAATTGTAGATAGACCTGTAATAGAATATGTGGATAGGATAGTTGAAAGAGAGGTATTTGTAGATAGGATAGTTGAAGTAGATAGGATAGTTGAAAGAATTGTAGATAGACCTGTAATTCAAAGAGTTGAAGTCATACCAGAACGACTAAGAATGTTTGAAAATAACACTGACGAGTTTGGTAACGAGGGTGAGTGGGTCTTTATGGAAGATGACGACCCATTAGGACAAACATTTACTGTTAACGATAGTAGTGGTGTCTTTATCACATCAGTTGACTGTTTCTTCCAAACAAAAGATGAAGAATTACCTGTAACGTTACAAATTAGAACTGTTGAAACTGGATTACCTACTCAAAAAATATTACCTTTTAGTGTGGTTCCTGTGGATCCAGCTGATGTAAATGTGTCAGAGGATGGATCAGTGCCAACTACTTTTACATTTGAATCTCCAGTTTATTTACAAGGTGAAGCACGATATGCTCTAGTTTTAATATCAGCTTCAGAAAATTATAACGCTTGGATATCAAGAATGGGTGAGGTGGACATATCTACTGTTGGATTACCTGACAATCAACAAGTAATTATTAGTCAACAACCTTCTTTAGGATCTTTATTTAAATCTCAAAATGGTGTAACTTGGGATCCAAGTCAATTTGAAGATTTAAAATTTACAATTCGTAAAGCTGTATTCAATACAAATGCAGGCGTATCTAGATTTTATAGTCCAGAATTAAGTGAGGGTAATGACCAAATAATTACACTACCAGATAATTCAATTCAAACTTTATCAAGAAAAGCTGTTGTTGGATTAGGAACAACAATAGGTGGTGATACTTCCCCAGTTGTAGCTGGACTAGTTCCTGGCGTTACAATTTCTCAATTTGGAAATCTAAACGCATCTGCAACTTTAACTAATATCACTGGTATCGCAACAGTTATGGATACAAGTGGAAATGGTCATAACGATATAACCATTATAAATCCTGGCGCTGGTTATGAACCATCTGATGATACCAAGACATATTCAGACATTCCAATGATTACTTTAACTGGAGAGGGAACTGGAATTGTTGGAAATGTAACTGTTGTAAATGGTGAAATTGGTGTTGTTACATTTTCAAATGGTGGTAAAAATTATGCGGTTGGTGATACTCTTGGAATTGGAACATTAGGAACTGGTAATGCGAGTTCTGGTAGTGGTGCTGTTTTATCAGTTGGATTGGTGACTTCATTTAATAGCATCACGATTGACAATATTCAAGGATCATTTAACACAGGTATTGGAACAATTGGATTTAATAATGGATCTCAAATTCTTGGATTAGATGGAACAACTGGTGAGGGTGCAGCTAATGGAGGAAACGTAGGAAGTGCTGTGACAATTTCAACATTTGATGTGGATCAAAACAGTGATGGATTACACTTTAAAGTTGATCATCGTGCTCATGGATTACACTCATTTAATAACCTAGTTAAGATTGATGGAGTTGCATCTGATGTTCCATCAACAAAACTCACCGCTGATTATGCAAATAATTCTCTATCAGATATTCCTGTAGTTTCATCATCTAATTTTGCAACATTTGAAGGTGTAGGTGTTGGAACAACTAACTTTGGGTATGCAATTCTCGGAAATGAAATTATATCATACACAGGAGTTGCCGATGGGTCAATCACTGGTATCACAACTAGAGGTATTGATAATTCATTCAAGTCAAGTCATTCATCAGGCGAAGAAATTAAAAAATATGAATTTTCTGGAGTTTCTCTCCGAAGAATTAATAAAACACATGACATGAATAGTCCATCAGCGACTGTTTCAAATCCAAAAGATTTAGATTTCTATCACATTAAAGTTGATATGAATAGT